TACAGACAAATAGCGTAGACAGAATAATCTCAAGAAGGAGATAATAATATGGATGGATTAAAACTTCGTTTTGCTAGAAATCCACTAGCAGGAAATTTCACGATGGATGAATATGGAGCACTCATCCCAAGCCGCGATCATCTCCAAATGGATAAAGTTGCCAAGAAGATTAGTCGTCAGCTTAAAGCGGATACCGGCTTATACCGCAGACTGACTGATACGTATTATCGAACTGACGTTGAGTTTACCGACAATCCGGCGGGCAACACTCCGACACTAGGTGTTGGTGCGAAGCGTTACGGCAAAAGGCCTTTGAATGTTAAATTCGGTGAGAGGGTAAAGAATTTACAATCTCGTTCAGCCCAAGTTAGTAATCAGCTCAAGAAGCGTGAGGCTAAGATCGTAATGGATCAAAGATCCTACATGGAACTTCACAAATCTTGCGAACCAACCGAGAAAACCGGTACTGAATATGTGCAATGGTTAGTTGAAGGCGACCAAGTGATGACTGGGGGCGGATTCGATAATAATAATATCGGTGATGTTCAAAAGTCGGCTCTCAACTTTGTTACTAAAGGCAGTACTAATGTGGATTTTGGGTCTAATCAGTTCTCCCAACTTTTAGTAGAAGCAGCACTCAAGTTAAGAGATGACATTGAGAAGGCAGGTCTTCAGTTAGGTTCTCTCAAGCCAATTGGATGCTCAGCTGTCAGACAGGAACAGGATAATGATGGTATGATAGGTTTCCCTGTTTATAGCAAGGCGTTTGCCGAGTTGACTCCAGACATCGCTACCCGACTACTCATTGAATCAGGGGTTGATTGCAGACCGCTCGTTGGAACGGATGTAGTAGATGGTAGGACTGGAACTCGCGTTAAAGCTCGCGTTATCGATGGTATTGCTTATGTCATGGATAACACAGTCATAAACGACCCTTCTGACTTTGCATCTATTATCACATTATTAGCAAGAATTCAAAAGCATGGATGGAAGGATGAAAACGGAGAGCTAGTGCCTAAAAAGTCTAAAACCAGATCCGTTTATCCTAACGCCGCACTCCCTGGTATGGAGGAAGCTATGGTATTTTCACCTTTTAATGATAAGCTTCAAGAACTTAAGTTTCCTTTTATGCCGAGTTTGCAAGACAAGCCTACTAGAGTTCAAATGGTGAAAGATTTAATCACTAGAGGCCGTTCTGCAGGATACGAATTCTTATCACTCGATGAAAGTGCCTACGACGCTACTGTTATTGGTGGTGTTCTAGCAACAATCATTTACTATGCAGTAAGACCCTTCTTTAGTGCAACGTATTATGATTGGGTAGACATGGCAACATACTCACTTGTTTATAAATATATCATGTGTGATACTGCCTTGTGTACTATTAACAGCGATGAATTCGCTGAAGCGAAAAAGGTATGTCCGTGGGTGGAGACCAAACCTTTTACTATTTTTGGAATGGTTAACGGTTTAATTTCGGGTGCTAAGTTTACACACGTAGGTGGCTCACTTTATGGAGGCGGGGTTATACACTATGTCATGCCTAAGATGATGGGATTTGAACCATTTCTTGGCGTACAAGCAGGTGATGACTGCGTATGGGCTTATCCAAGAGAGAGGGTCAACCTCAACTCAGATCAAGAAACATATGGTCCAGTTGAAGAGGCCGCAAAATTAGTCGGTATCGACATCAATAAGACTAAGCAGATCTGGCACGTTATAGGGGACGAGCCAGTGAATATATTCTTGCAAGATGTATATCACGAAACTACAGGTACTTGGGGTACTGGATCGATCTTCAGACCTCTCACTGCTGTTTTCTTCTCAGAAAGAAATAAAGGTTTAAGTATAGCTGAACAGTTCATGGCAGAAATCGCTCGTATGAACCAGGGTTCCGACTGTGTTTTTGCCGCTGTAGGAGTACGTAAATGGCTAGAACTAGAAGAGTTTATTGGACTGTTATTCAAGGAATACGGCGTGAATGCTTTCGGTAAAATCGTCGACAGCATAGGCTTATCAACCACAGAGATAGCTCAGCGCATAGACGTTGGTTCCTTCACTTTTGGTCTAGATAAGGCAGATCTCGATAATGGAACAATCCCTATCTTGACTACGATAGCTGAAGTTGCTAAGGATATGACCTTCAACAGTACATTGGCTAGTGCCCTTAAAGCTCTTGGCGACTCTACTGATCAAAGTGCTGAATCAGAGAGTTTGGGCATCGCGTTTACAACACCCGACATCGGTGATTCTGATGACGTGCGCGCGGAC